CAAAGTTATCAGGAGTCCGGGAGAAGGTACTCCTTCACTCGATCCAGTCTAAACAATTCCGGGGGCAAAAGATCATGAGGATACGCTGTAAGCAGATGATCCTTACGGCCGAGAGGATCGGTGCTCCCTTCAGCAGGCTTGTAGCTGTCTAGAAACTCCAACATCTCCTCACTGTAGGCAGGAGCGTGTGCGTTAGGAATGTCATCATAACAATGAGAGAAGGAAGTCAGCTTACGCTTAAGTCGTTCAGCGTTTCCCATCCAACTGAAATGCCAGCCGGCGTCACAATCGCCAACGACAATATCGTTTTTATTCATTCGTATCTCTGACAAGGTTTTGTCGAGATGGTCGTGTAAAACCACGGTGCCGCAAGTCCAATTCATCGGGACGCCGTTTGCATCCGTTACCCGCAGATCCGCGCGGCCGTACATCATGGGCATTGAAAGACGCACACAGCGGGCAGGATCTTGCTTAGCTAATTCGACAGCTTCCAATAAAACGGAAGGCTTAGGTATCTCGTCGACATCGCTGAAAAAGAAAGCTGAATCAGGAGGCGTCATACGCATCCCTACAGCGAGCGCGTCCCGTTGCGCGTATTCACGAATCCAGGGACTAGGTGCAATTTCCGGGGGAGGAAGTTCTACGTGCAGAACTTGTATTTTCTCCTCAGGAAGACCCAACTCACGAATAGTATCTAAACATGTAAAAAGCTTCTCTTCTCCTTTAAAGGTACGATTAGCATCCGTGATAATAAATCCATCTACAATATCCTTGAGCATCTCCACGCGGAGTTCAAGGAGTTCACGCTCGTTAAAATACAAAAAACAATCAAACAGCATACTGAGTAAAAGCTGGCTTACGGACTGTAGCAGCCTTCATTGCATACGCCAATCTATCTCCAGCTTTTGCAGGCCCAGTACCGAGCTTTTAATTTACTACCTGGAGTATCACAGTTATGTCTGGCTAGGAAATTAGCTTTTCGTTCTGGTATGTTCTTTTTAATGCTCATGTTGGGATCGCCGAAACGAACGAGCCGCACCTGATCACCTTCTTTAGCGGCAACCGCAAACTTCTTACCTCCGTCAGAATCTCGACGAGGCTTGTTATAGCCGTCAAAGACTTCGCCAGCTATTCGTATGCGTGCCATTAACGCTCAGCTTTACTTTTAATATAGGCAGAAGCGCGGCGACGAGCCTCTTTAGCTTTCTCTGTATTAGGAACGTGGGTATTCACCGGCTTATTACCAGCGGTAGCTCGTTTCTTTTTCTCATCGGTGGCCCTACGTTCCTCCGCCGACATAGCAGCCCACGCGGATTTAGGGAGATACCGCTCGGTTCTTCCTTTTTCACGAGCTAAGTCAGCCATAACTAAGAATTTTTGCTTTTTTCGTATTCTTCGCGGGTTTGCCAGTCTTCTTTAGACCAGCGACTTAGCTTGTTTTCGCTAGATTTCTTACCTTCGTACCTTCCGCCCGCTTCTTTGTAATACTTAACGGCTAGTTGCATCGCCCGAGCGGAATGACCGCCGAGGCGCTTGCGGGCCTTAGCTTTAGCGGCGGCCCATTTCTTCGGATCTCGTTTTTTCGCGACTTCAGCCATTCGATGTTATGTTGCCGTCTCCCGGAGATACAGGAATGCCGGTACGAGGACCACGCTGAGACGCGGCTTTACGTAAAAGTTCAGCTTTTACGGCTTCCGTAGGATCGTCAGTAGGGACAAATTCATCCTCATACGTTCCATAAGGACCGTATTGAGGAGGAATAGGAGCGTTCAAAGGCTGCTCACTAACCTGATTTTCATAACTGTCGCTACGCATGGCGGAACGCTGCGCAGTTCGTTGACGGCGGGAGGCAAGTTCTTGCGCGTTAAAAGCCTTGGTGAAAAAGTCACCAGCTTCTAAGAATGGATCAGTCATAACGACCCCAAAGCTTGAATTTCGGCAGCTTTGGCTAGCAAAGCGGTTTTAAACAAATCTAGGGGATCTGATTTTTTTGCGGCGGAACTTCGGAGAGAACGCAGTATTTGGTCGGCGTCTAGGCCAGCGGACTCCCGCAGACTCTGACCGCCTTGTAGAAGACTAACTAAACCGGAGTAATCGGTAGCCATCAGTACAGCACGAAAACGCCAGGAGCATTACCGCTTATAATAGCGGTACATGAAATAGGAATAAGTTGGTCGCCCTGTAAGTTAGCGGGGGATACGATCTGACCGGGAGCATCAGTTAACTCCACGGCCAAATAAAGCTTGTTGGCGTTTGCGTCCGCTTGAATAAAGACTGCGCGGCAGGCAGGGAAATCTTTACGACCTGCTCCGGGAGCTACTCCAAATCCACTGGAATAGGGGAGAGAAGCTGTCTGCCCGTAAACAGATCCAAAAGCCCTGACGTCCACAATTTAATTATTATCGTGCCTCAATTCTAACTCACCAATTAAACACTGAAGGTACCAAGCTGCTTTCTTTAGGTCTTCCACGCCGTTTTTGTGCTTGTACCTCCATAAGTACTTCGCCACATTGCCGTGGCAGTACCCGGCAAAACCTTCGTCACCAACCTGTTCCTTAATCGCGTCAATACACTCAATAGCACCAGAAGTATAGTGCGAAGGATGATTTACGTTGTCCATACAAAAAGATCAAATCGTGAACATTGTATCGCAGGTAATCAAATCGCCAAACTTATCGTTCAACTCGATCGAGTACTTAGTGTCCTTGTGTTGGATAAGGCAACGGTAATCCGGCACCAAAACACCTTCTTTTTGAACTACTGGTACGCAACGACGGTGTTCGTACCCCTCGGGAGGGTTTTCAAACGCCAAACCCATAGAACTACGATCAGCCAAAGGCCAGTTTCGGTAAGAAACTAATTCGAAACTCTTCACAGGGTCCATACTGTCGCTTTTTACGTACTTAATGGCGTCTTTTGCGTCCAAAATCATGGCCGCGTAGTAAGGATTGGCCAAACTCGCGAAAAATTTAATCTCATGATCGATTACAAGCTGTTTAGCGACAGTAAAACCTCGATCGCTCCATACTTTTGGTGTTTTTCCCGTTAAAGAGTATTTATGGTAGTTATCAAAGGGTATTTTTTTACCTCCGAACTTCTCGTACCGTATAAAACCGGGCTCCAGGCCCAACTCAGCCAACCTAGGCTTCCAAGCAAGCCAATATTTAAACTTATTCCACTCCAAGAGCATATCATCTTCTTGATATACGTAATAATCGTATTCCTCGCGTATACAAGCTGCAGTTAGATCTGGTTTGTGAGCCCACGTCAGCCACCAACCCTCATATTCAGGGCTTGCAACAACAATTTCGACCTTAATTTTCTCTAAAAAGGGTTTAAATAGTTGAGAAAGCAGAGGAACGTCGTTCTGGGCTTCATAGTTTATGTATAGAAATACAGAAACGTCTAATTCGTACCACATATATTGCTTAATTGTCTCTAAAAGCGTCTCTATCCGCTTCATGGGGTTGTGCGCGGTGATCGCCACCCACAGTTTTTTCCCTTCTGTCATCTCAATACTCAACTGAAAAGCTGCCGCGCCGCTGTAAAAAGGTAATCAACCATGTGTACGCGTCAAGTAAATCGTCATGTGCTGTAGCACCGACGTTGATGAGCTGATCAAACAAAGCATCGAACTTCCGATACTTATTAAAAACGACTTTTTGATTCTCTAGCAGTCCTAGTGTGCCCCTGAACCGAGCAATTTTGTCCCCTCGGAAGCCTTTAACCTCATGAATATGCAAATTATTTAACCCTCTTTCGTTTAAAAGGACCCTGCGAAGATCAGCGGCAAGACTCGCCTGATACGCTACCGATTCAACGACCAGCGTTACGGTCGAATACGTGGGTTGATATTCTCCGTTGTACTTAGTTAAGATCCCCCACTCAAGCAGCATGTCGCATAACAGATCAATCTTTTCCAAATTGCCTATTGAACGACACTGATGAGCATCGACTATGTAGTATTTATCTTTTAATCTGCCTCCTAAAACAAACGCAGTGTAATCAGACGTCTCATTTTTACTTGCCGAGAGGTCAATACCTAATGCCAGACTGTCAAATTCTGTCGCTACGTCCCCCTTTATAAGTAGATCTGGCGACACCACCAAATCTGACGTGGCCACAGGCTGCTGTTGGTACTGAAAGCAAAATGCAACGGGGTCTAATTCTTTTTGCTGCAGCAGATAATCCACGGACCACTGAGTCTGCCAATAGCTTTTTGGCAAACCTTTATCGTCGTACGTCAGTGCTTCTTGCGTTACCTGCTTCCACCCCTTTTCGGGTACGAACATAGTCTTGTGGATATCGAGAGGATGGAATCGAGTACCCAAACAAATAGACCTGCCGCCTTCAAAAACAATAGGAGCGATAACGCTGCTCCAGTTATTGTTCATCTCCTCCCTAATGGTGGGATTCTTAATGTCGGCTGAGGATTTTATAGGGTCATCAATTAGCACTAAGTGTGCACGTTTACTGGTGATGCTGCCGCGAAGTCCTGCAGCCCTAAGGGTAAATTCTTCGTCGCCCAGTCTGGGGATACTCGCGTAGTCATAGTCGATAGACCAGCCGATATCGGATTGCATACCCGGCTTGAGCCGGCAAGTCGGAAAAATCTTCCGGAATTCGGAGGAGTCGACGATCTGGCGGATAATTCTGGACTTAGGAATAGCTGTTGCTATGTTGTAACTAACGTAAATAATTTGTAGAGGTCGTTTAGCTGCAGTATGACGGCCTATGCACCACGCAGTAAACATGTTCAGCACCGTGGATTTGGCCGAACCCCGTGGAGCCAGAATATCAAGGTTGGGACCTGCAATATCTAACAGGTACTTATTACTTTCGTAAGTCACCAAATGCTCGTGCCACTCAAGCATATGAGGCGCCGGAGGCTTATCTAAAAGCGTACAAAAAGTATGAAAGTCGTTAGCTGCTTTTGTGTAAATAGTTTCTATTCCGCTGTTCTCGTTAGCTTCTACTGCTTTCAGTGCACGTAATTGAGCGCCCCGACGATATGCAAAACTTTCCCGACTTGGCATGTCGATAAACTGATAGCACTGTTATAGTGATTGTACTCGATTCGCCGAGTTTGCATGTCGAAAATCCTTTGGTATGGTGACGCTTGTAGTAATACAGGCTTCGCCAGAGTAACACACAGCGTTCTGGATATTCTCAAAGACGAGCACGAGATTGTAGTACTCGGCATCAACTACACGGGAGACCCGCATAACTACCCGTATAAGGTCTATCCGGCTTGTCCTTCCGGATCCTCCGATCGCTTCGGCATCGGTCGCGTCCCAGAAATAATCGACAGAGAAAAACCGGATGTAGTTATCTGTCTAAACGATATCTGGATCGTCAACCAGTTCTGGGAGAGATGCCAGTTCCTGAAGGATCAGATCGGATTTAAATTCCTCGCTTACTTCCCCGTGGATAGCGAAAGCTATTTCCCGGATATGCTGCGGCACATTAAGCATTGGGATCTGGCCATTACGTTCACAGTGCCCTCTGCTCATAGAGTGATACACGGCGGTGCCGAGGCTCCTAGGCTTGCTGTGCTGCCCCACGGTGTCGACATCGGGCGTTTCTACCCCTTAGACAGAGACGAAGCGCGAGACAAACTCGGACTGCCAAAAGACAAATTCATTGTCCTAAACGCCAATCGGAATCAACCGCGTAAACGTATCGATCTAACGATCAAGGCGTTCGCGGAGTTCTCGCTGGATAAACCGGACACCATGTTGTACCTACACATGGGCAGCAAAGACATGGGATGGGACATCTTGAGTTTGTTTAAACACGAGATGCAGAAACTGGGGCTGGAGGATGCGAATCGTCTCGTAATGACCTCTTCTAACATCAACTACATCAACGCCCCCTCCGACGAATTACTCAACACTATCTACAACGCTTGTGACGTAGGAATCAATACTGCGGACGGCGAAGGCTGGGGTCTCGTTAGCTTCGAGCACGCGAGCTGCCGGAAACCGCAAGTAGTGCCTGCCCACACGGCATGTAAGGATATTTGGGAAAACGCGGCGGAACTTATCCCCATTTCCACATGGGTTGTGGATAAAGACCTTGGCGTTGAGCGAGGTCTGATTAACGTATCAGCCGCATCCGCGCGATTAAGCGACTTGTACTACGACAAACAAACGTACGACGAGGTTGCGGAGGAGTGTTTCAAGGTCACTCAGCGCCCTGAATACCGCTGGGAATCTGTAGCGGCCGGATTCAGTGCCGCGATTAAAGATCTCGTAGGTGCTTGATTATGCAATCTCAGACTCGATATTTCCACCTGTACAGCGATGTGCTCCATCCGATCAAGGGCACCAGTTCTGGTGTTCCCACGGTCTACGAACAGGCCGAACAACTCGGGGGAAATTTTAAAAGGATCGTCAAAGGACTTCCTGCAGGGAGCGTGGCCAACTTCAGCCCTTCGATAATCGATCATAACGGCAGCATTTATATCGCCTGGAGGTCACAACCCGAGGCTTTTGGTTTTCGATACGACAACAAATATTTCTATCTGAACGGACAACCTAACGATATTTACATTGGTCTATTAGGTGCTGATGAAACGTCGATCATCGCTGCGAATAAACTTCGCCCTAACAAACATCGCCTTAGTTACGAAGATCCTCGACTCTTCGTCGGACCGGACGAGAATTTATATGTGCAGTTTGTAGCCTCGACCTACGCGAGCAAGTACGACAGCGATCCAAAAAAGCTGTTTCATCAACCTAAGGTCGTCGTCTGCTGGCTTAACGAGAATTTCCACGCTGTTAACGCCGCTATCCCTCCCATCGGTAGGAATAGAGAAGTAGGTGCAGCTGAGAAAAACTGGGCGTTCTTTACGGCTGAGGATCAGCTTAACTGCCTCTACTCAACACGACCTTTAGTTATAGAAAGAGAAAACGGGGGCACAATAACCCTAGATACGACAGCGCTTGAGAGCGCTACAAAAGGAGCTGCGACCTTCAATTCGACAGCACCTGTAAACCTCGGATATGGTTATCTGATCTTTTATCACTGGAAGCACATGACGTGCACTCCAGACGGAAGGCCCTATCTCATCTACCACACGGGTGCTTACATAACCGATAAAGAATTCACGAAGGTTATGTACATGACAGAGGAACCGCTGTTTACCGGTTCCTTAAATGACCGCGTGATTGAGTGGACTGACGTATTCGGTACGCCCGTTTCTAATCAACCGGCAGTTATCTTACCGTTCGGTGTTCTTTTAGAGGGAGACGAATTAGTTATGTCGCTGGGTGTAAATGACGCTTTTATGGGTATATTCCGTACGAAACTAGAGCATATTATGAAGAGAATGAAGAGAGTCGCTTAAGCTTTCTCTTCGTTCTCAATAGTCGTCCAGACTAAAACGGCAGCCTCGTCTACTAACTGTTGAAGACCGGGCTGCCCGTCTAGGGTGTTGATTAATTCTCGGATTGTGCGATCAGCGCCCGCAAGAATAAGACCGCGCCGATCGAGCCCGTCAGAAATAGCGCGTACAGCTTGGATATGACTCCTAAGTTCTTTTTGAACAGCTGAAATTTTAGTTGCAGCGGATGCGGGGTCGAGCATCTGGTTTTGCACCATGTCCCGTACATTTCGGATGTCAATTTGTAGGTCATCAATCTCTCGAAGTAAAACTTTGCGAAGGTCTTCTTTAGGGAACTTCTCTTGTATCCAGGCCGTTAGATCGGCAATACTGCCTTCATAGCCGGGGCGCAAAAATCTAGCGTATAGATAAGCTTCTATATCGCTTGTAGCATTTTTTGCATAATGAATGAATGCGTCTTTATTAGACGTATCCAACGAAGTCAACCACGAGGCGACCGTGGTTGAATCTCCGATCACAGATTTAATCATGCGAATCCGCCATGAAGCGCAGAACGAGCTTCGCGACGACCAAAAGCCATGGCTTCGGCGTCAGCCTTTTTAAGGAGCAGCTGACTCTTCAAGTTGAGGTTAGCTTGTGTCTGAGCCATAACTTGCTGGTTTCGGATATTTGCGGCGTTAGTGCCGACGTCGCCGATGCCTTTGGCAAGATTGGTGTACTGAAGACCCAGTACATCCGCACCTTTTTCCGTGAGTGTACGCTGGGTTTCCCCTGCGCCAAGCTCCAGAGCAGTACGGCCTTTAGCGGCTAACTCTTGAGCACCAACAGCAGCTTGACCGAATAGAGAAGCTAGCCCTGTCTGAACGCCGACTTGCTGAGCTTCTTTTGACTTAGCGCCACTGAAGATGTCGTAAGCCGTTTGACCAAGTAACTGCGTCTGACCGGCTTCAGCACCTAAATAAGGTGCGATATTAGCCATAAGCTCCTGGCCCGCGAAGGTTAGTCGCTGGTTTACAG